TGAGATTCTTGTACAAAACGAAAATATTTTGATTGATGAAGAAATACAACAATCTCAAGCTCCGGTTATGGATTTCAATTCTAACTTAGTTGATTTTTTAAGTGATGACATATTACAGAATATATCTAGTGATTTATTAAGCTCAATCAAAAGCGACAAACAATCAAGATCCGAGTGGGAAAAAACATACACAGATGGTCTTAAATATTTAGGCATGAAGTTTGATGATATGAGATCACAGCCTTTTGAGGGATCATCTGGAGTTGTGCATCCAATATTAGCAGAGGCTGTTACACAGTTCCAAGCACAAGCATACAAAGAAATGTTACCAGCTAAAGGTCCAGTCAAAACAGAGATCATAGGCGCTCGCACTGTAGAAACAGAAAACCAGGCAGAAAGAGTAAAAGAATTTATGAACTATTACATTATGAATGTTATGGAAGAATACACTCCAGAGCTAGATCAAATGTTATTTTATCTACCCTTAGCTGGGTCAACATTCAAAAAAGTTTATTTCGATTTTGTTCTCAACAGAGCTGTTTCTAAATTTGTACCACCAGAAGATCTTATAGTGCCTTATGAAGCCGCTGATATTAGCTCTGCTGAAAGAATCACACATTCAATTAGTATGTCTGCTAACGAAATTAAAAAACAACAAATATCTGGTTTTTACGCAAATGTCGACATAGGTTCTGAAAGTTATTCAGATGATCTTTCAGATGTAGAAGAAGCCATAGATGAAATACAAGGTATATCACCTTCTTATAAAGAAAACAGAAACAGAACAGTTTATGAGGTTCATACCGTTTTAGATATAGAGGGGTTTGAGGATGTAGACCAAGAGGGAAATCCTACTGGTTTGAAGTTACCTTACATAATTACTATAGAAGAAGACTCAGAAAAAGTTTTATCCATTAGAAGAAATTATCTACAGAATGATTTGCTAAAAAATAAAATTAACTATTTTGTTCAATACAAATTTATGCCGGGATTAGGATTTTATGGTTTAGGTTTATCACACATGATTGGAGGTTTATCTAAAGCCTCAACGTCAATATTAAGACAGCTGATTGATGCAGGAACTTTGGCTAATTTACCAGCTGGTTTTAAAGCTAGAGGTATGCGAATAAGAGATGAAGATGATCCGTTACAACCAGGTGAGTTTAGAGATATAGACACTACGGGCGGCTCTTTGCGCGAAAACTTAATCCCTCTACCAATCAAAGAGCCTAGTAGTGTGCTTATGCAGCTCTTAGGTCTTTTAGTAGATTCTGGTAAAAGATTCGCAGCCATTGCGGATATGAATATAGGAGATATGAATCAAGCGATGCCTGTTGGCACAACAGTAGCACTGTTAGAACGAGGCACTAAAGTAATGAGTGCCATACATAAAAGGTTACATCACTCGCAAAAATTAGAGTTTGGTTTAATGTCAAAAGTGTTTGGTGAGTCATTACCACCTGTTTACACATATCAAATAGGCACGGGTCCTGGAGAAATTAAACAACAAGATTTCGATGACAGAGTAGATATTATACCTGTTTCAGATCCTAATATTTTTTCACAAAGTCAGAGAGTAACCTTAGCGCAAGAGTTACTCACCATGGTGCAATCTAATCCCGAGATACATGGCCCAATGGGTATGTATGAGGCGTATAGAAGAATGTATGCTGCTTTAGGAGTAGATAACGTAGACGCCTTATTACAACCTCCACCGGATATGACCCCTAAACCAGTAGATGCAGGTTCAGAAAATGCTGGCTTACTTATGGGTCAACCAGCTTTAGCGTTTCCAGAACAAAATCACCAAGCACATTTAGAGGCACATAAAAGTTTGTTTCTAACTAAAGTCGTGATAGAAAATCCACAAATACAAGGTTTGATTATTAGTCATTGTATGCAACATTTACAGTTTTTGGCAGCACAAATAGCAGAACAACAAATGCCAGAAGAAACAAAACAACAAATTGCACAAATACAAGGACAAATGCAACAAGTATCACCACAAGAGGCACAGCAAATACAAATGCAAATACAAATGATTATGGAGCAATTTAGTTCGAGCGTAATGGCACAGCTAGCAAATGATTTCTTACAATCTATTGGCATGAACAACACAGGAGATCCATTAGTAGATATTAGAAAGAAAGAATTAGATCTCAGAGATAAAGAATTAAACATCGAAAACGAACAATTTATGCAAAAACAAAATCAAAGATCGCAAGAAAAAATGATTGATGCACAATTACAACAAGACCGTATGAATGTGCAAAAACAAATAGCAGATGATAAACTCGAGGTAGCAATTGACAGACTAAAACAAAATGCTGATTTGAAATTGCTAGAATTAGAAAATAAAATAAGAGGCTTATTATGACAACATCATATAAATTAGAAGCAGTAAAATTACTCAAGGCAGAAAAAAAAGCTGAAAGAGTTAAAGAAGCTGAGGAGCTGAAAGCTCTACAAGACGAAGAAGAAAAAAAACATCAAGCTAATCTGCGAAGAATAGCTAAAAAAATGGCTAGGATTGAAAAGGGTCTTCCAGTAGAAGAAGAAGTAGTAGTAGAAGAAAAGCCAGTTGTAAAAAAAGCGCCTGCAAAGAAAAAAGCTGTAGTAAAAAAAGCAGCAAAAAAGGCACCAGTAAAAAGAGGTAGACCAAAGAAAAAATCATAAATGGATGAAATAGTCTTAATCGATAAAATTAAAAAACTTATAGAAAGCAGAGAAAACCAAATACAAGAAACTTTAATGTCCGGTGGCTTGAAAGATATTGAACATTATAAATATTTGCAAGGAGAGCTTTCTGCTTTATACTATATTGCAAACGAGATAAGTGATATAGGTAAAGATTTATGAATACAGAACCAGTAGAAAATAGCGCTGTTGCTAAAAAAATAGCAGAAGCATACGTTGATCCCTCAGACATAGTATTAGATCCAGAAAAATTAGATGCATCGATACTGGAGCGTATGCCACAACCGACAGGCTGGAGAATGTTAGTCCTACCATATGCAGGAAAAGCAAAAACGAAAGGTGGTATAGTATTAACAAAAGACACAAAAGATCGTGAGGCTTTAGCAAGTATTGTTGCTTATGTGGTTAAAAAAGGACCATTATGCTATAACGACAAAGGTAGATACGGTGATAAACACTGGTGTGAAGAAAAACAATGGGTTTTAATAGGGCGCTACTCTGGCTCTAGATTTAAACTTGAAGATGGTGCGGAGGTAAGAATCATCAATGATGATGAGGTTATAGCCACCATTCTCAATCCAGACGATATAGTGAGCTTATGAGTACAGAAAACGAAGTAAAAGATATTCAACAACCAGAGGTTGATGAAATCGAGGTAGAAGTTACTGAAAACGAAGCGTCTGCTGGAAGTGAAAACGCCAGCGACGAGTTAGAAAATTATACGAAAAGTGTTTCTAAACGTATAAATAAATTAAATGCGCGCAACCGTGCAGAAAAAGAAAGAGCTGATAAATTAGAGGCAGCGTTACAACAAAAAAATAACGAGGTTAATCAATATTATCAGCATGCTTTACAAGCGCAACAAACTATTTTGCAAAAAGAAGAAGAGGCAGTTGAGTCTAAAGAAAGAGAGGCAAACGATCTTTATAAAAGAGCTCATGCTGCTGGTGACGCAGATCTTATGTCAAAAGCTGATAGCTTAAAAAGTGAAGTATCAATACAAAAAGAAAAAATTAGGATCGCAAAACAAAAACAACAACAAAGTTCTCAGCAATCTCAGTATGTGCCATATCAAGAACAAGCAGCACAACAACAAGCACCAGCTCCGCAACCAACACAAGAAGCGTTGAACTGGCAAAAACAAAATCAATGGTATGGTCAAGATGCAGAACCAACACAATACGCATATTTTACTCATGTAAACTTGGTTCAAGAAGGTTTTGAACCAGACTCAGATGAGTATTACGATGAGTTAAATTCAAGAGTTTATAAAGTTTATCCGGATTTAAAATCCGATAATGCTGGACAAAGTGAGGGCAGACCCGCTGTGCAAAGAGTCGCCTCAGCTTCCGTAGGAAGTCGGCAAAAAACACAAGGCAAGAAGAACGGCGTATCTTTCACAAAAAGTGAAGTCGAAACACTCCGTGGGATTAAACCACATGGCATGTCGGAAGACGCCTGGTTGAAATCCGTTGCTAAAGAAAAACAAAAAATAGCTACCAGGGAGGCAAAATGACAGAAGCTAATAATGAAGTACAATCCAGAAAATCTCGTGAATCCGAGAACCACGCTAAACAAACTCGTAGACAACCTTGGAGGCCAGTAAGAAAACTTGAAACTCCCCCGGCACCAGAAGGATATGAATATCGTTGGATAAGAGAATCCATGTTGGGCCAAGAGGATAAAGCAAATGTAGCAAGAAGAATCAGAGAGGGTTGGGAGCTCGTAAGAGGGACTGATCTACCTGCTGAATTTTCTTATCCTACAGCTGATACAGGTAGACATGCTGGTTTAGTTTATAGTGAAGGCTTACTATTGGCAAAAATACCTATTGAAACTCGTGAAGAGCGTAACGCTTATTACGAGGATCAAACTGCTATGAAAAAAGATGCTTTAGACAACAATATGTTTAATGAATCTAAAAAAGATGGCAGATATGTAAAGTATGATTCCGATAGAAAGTCAAATGTTACTTTTGGAAAAAAGTAATTAACGATTAGGAGAAAATCTTATGGCAAATAAAGATGCCGCATTTGGTTTAAGACCTGTTCGTGAGATGGGCGGAGCACCTTACTCTGGTGGTCAAAGCCGTTACAGAATCGCAAGTGGAGCAACAACTCCAATATTTCAAGGCGATCTTGTTACGCAATTGACAGCTGGTGTAATAGGAAGACATGCCGCAACTGGAACCGTTCCAATTGTAGGAGTGTTTAACGGTGTGCAATATACTGACCCAAGCACAGGCGAACAAGTTTTTCAAAATCATTATCCAGGCAGTATTTCTGCTTCGGATATTATTGCAAGCGTCATAGATGATCCAAACGTAGTGTTTGAAGTACAAGCAGATGATACCTTCCCGGTAGCAGACCTGTTTGGTAATTTCGACATTGTTGATGGTTCACCTGTTGGCGATACGAAGTCTGGGCGATCAAACCTAGAGCTTGATGTGACTACTGGAGCTACTACAGCTACATTACCACTTAAAGCTATTGATATATCCCAGGATCCCGATAACGACGATGTTGCATCGTCAAACACCAATGTTTTATGTGTGATTCAAAATCACATCATGGGACAAAAAGGTGCTGGTTTAGCATAAGGAGGACATAAATGGCT